CTTTTTTATATTTTGTAAACTGACAAGATTCTGACCAATCCCATTCAAAATTCCAACCTGCATTTCTATTTGCTTGATTTACATAAGGTTGTATTTCTTTATAGATCCATCTATCATTCATCCAAACGATATTAGAATCTCTTTTCTTTTTTAAATCTTCTATTTCTTTGTCGGTCAAAGGAGTTTTGTTTAAATCTCTATCTCTACCAAAACCACCTGTAAGAGCTAATACCTCTCTTTGTTTTTCTGCCTTACCATATTGCACAATCATATCGCAGATTCTTGGTGGAATAGCAGATTGAAAGTACCAATAATAATTAGATATATTCATAACCAATAGTAAGTATTGTATTTAATTTTTTAGATGTGTTTTCTGTAATGCAATATTTATTAGTTGCAGGAAACATAATGAAGTGATTGTTCTTAATTGGTAAATGCCAAGTTCTATTCTTTCTTCTATTATCATCATATTCGATAATAAGTTCACAAGAATTATCTTCAACATCTACACCATAAACTAATGTGTAATCAGGTGAATTTCTTAAATCTACAGGATCAACTAAATGTCTTGTAAAAGATTGTTCTCTAGGGTGCATAACATTTCCATGTTCAAATTTTTGCACCAATGTAAAACCATATTCAACTTTAATATGATCTCTTAAATAATCTTTTAACCAAGTCAAAGGTTGAGAATATGGAACTTGATAATCTTTGTAAGCGTATGCTTGAGGATTATTATTAATTCTTTTTTGATTTATATATGAAGTTAGAATATCACTTTTGATACGATCTCTATTAATCTCAAATCCTTTAGGCATAGCAATATTGCCATGATAAAGATCTATCTCTGATAAGGTCTTTTTGTTTATGTCCACCACACCCATAAAATTATGATTTAGTTATTTTATCCCAAGTTTGAGCAGACTCATTCCACACATATTGATGTGTAAGTTGTTCTGCTTCAGGTAATGTTGGAGCATCACCGATTGGTGATTTCCAAGAAGCTGAAGGTACATCTAATACCCAACTAGCATAAGGTTTCTTACCAATGAAAATATCATTATCTTCATCATAAGTCATACCTATTCCTGCGTAATTACCTCTAAAAGGTGTTCCGCCATTTTTGTGTTGTCCGCCAGATGTATTGTAAGATGTTTTTTTCCAAAGTGGCCAGTTATGGATTCTTTCCAAAAACTGTCTTCCTACTTCTTCATCTTCAACACCACTAGCATTTAAGCAATCATTGTCTGATACGACATGAACTGCTATCACTTTGCTGTTGATTCCTAGTTTTGCATAATGTGCCATATTGTTCTCCTTATATTATATTTTAATTTTTAAATCAACTATTGATATTTGTACCTAATAATAACTATTCCTGAACCGCCTGTATTTCCTGGTCCAGGCCCTAAATCTGATTTTTTTCCACCTCCACCACCACCTGTATTAGCTGTTCCAGCAGTTCCTGCTTGTACAGGAGCAGTACCAGGTGCACCACCATCTCCGCCTCCACCTATTCCACCTGGTCCTGGTGCAGGAGTACCACAAGCGATTCCACCTCCACCACCACCAGAAAAATAATAATATGCTCCACAATTTTCTCCTGAAGTACCAAACGCACTTGGAATACCAGCACCTGCTCCACCAGTACCTGCAACACTACCAAAAACAGCATTTGAACCAGTTCCTGTTGCTCCTCCACCACCACCTCCACCTTTTGTTGCAGATGGACCGCCATCAGAACCTAAACCACCATTGTTACCTTGAGGTGGATTAACTGGGGGAGTATTTCCTGAACCTCCAGTAAAAGTAGGAGGTTCTGAAGCAGCACCACCACCTGAACCTCCAGGTTGTCCTTTGACTTGGTTTGGGTCTGATGGTGCTGGCCAATATCCTCCTCCACCTCCTCCTGTAGAAGTAATAGTTGAAAAAATTGAATTGCCTCCTTGTCCTGCTCCCAAAAAACCAGTAGTAGGACTTGGAGCTGGTGATCCTCCTGCTCCAACTGTAATTGGATAAGTTGTTACTGAAAGCGGAATAGCTGTTCCAGCTGGAAAATTATTTAAAGGTGAAGCTGGCGAACAAGCAACTGGAGTTCTTGTAGTACAAGCGTAAAATCTAAATCCACCTGCACCACCACCTCCTGCTCCAGTTCCTCCAGGATTAGTTGCTCCACTTGCTCCACCTCCAGCGACTACTACGTAATCAACTATATTATCAGCAGAACAAGCTGCTGTATTTGATACTGAAAAACAACCATCTGATGTAAAAGTGTGAATTTTGTAATCTCCGCAAGTAGTAATTGTTCCACCAGTAGCTGTTATATATGCATTACCAGTAACACCAGCTGTTGAATCTTGAATGTCTTGCCAGCCTTTTGTAGCATCAACATAAATTAAACTTACTGATTGATTTTGTGTACTTAAACTAGCTGTTGCACAAACACCATTAATTTTATTTCCATTATTACATAATGTAACTGAATTTGTATTCCATTGACCTGCATAATCTTTAAAAGCTATAACATCTCCAACTGTTGGTGATGCTGGTAAAGTTACAGTAACAGCTCCGCAAGTAGTATTAATAAAATATCCTGTTCCTGCAGCAGCAGTAAAAGGACTTGTTTTAGCAGTTGTGCAATAAGCAACTGCAGAATATGTTTGACCAAATCCTGTCTGCGTTGCACCACATGCTAATGCAATAGTAGCTCCACAAGAACCTAGTGTAATTGTTGAGCCACATTTTTTTATAATGTTACTTCCGTCTGAAACTTTTTGTATGTTATCTGCTTTTATTATACTTGCCATAATTTAATTCCTTATTGATACCTGTACCTAATGATTACGATTCCTGAACCGCCACTACTACCAACTGCATAACAAGCACCAAACCAACCTGTTGCTGCTCCTGCACCGCCACCTGTATTAGCTGCTCCATTTACAGTAGGTGATCCTGAAGTACCTGGATAAGCTCCTGTGCCTCCACCACCATCGCCGCCAGCTATTCCTGCTGGGAGAGGATAAGGTGGTGATGGAGATCCTACAGCTCCTGAACTTCCACCACCTGCTCTAAAAACAGATGATCCAGTAATTGAACTTGCAACTCCATCACCTCCATGACCACCACCATCTGTATTACCAGCTTCACCAGCACCACCACCGCCACCACCATAATTAGTATTACTACTACTTCCACCAGCATTTCCTTGTGGTGGACTTGTTGGAGGTGTATTTCCTGCTCCTCCTGGATTACTTGCAGGTACTGCTTCTGCTCCCCCACCACCAGACCCTCCTGCTTTCCCTGCTAATCCTGGAGCAGGTCCTTGTGAACCTCCGCCTCCACCACCAGCAGATGTAATAGTTGAAAATACTGAATTTGATCCATTTGCAACTGGAGCTGGATAAGGAGCACCAGCTCCTCCTGCTCCAACTGTAACTGGATAAGATTGAACTGAAACTGGTAAACTTGTCGGAGTAGCTAAAGGACTTGCAGAATAAGTTCCTGAAGTACAAGGATTATAAGATTCTCTATAACCACCTGCTCCACCGCCACCAGCTTGATCTTGTCCACTAGCTCCACCTCCAGCAACTACTACATAATCTACATTATTATTAGCTGGAGTTGGTGCAGAACAAATTGTAAAAGTTCCATCTGAAGTAAAAGTATGAATTTTGTAATTTCCACAACAAGTTATTGTTCCACCTGTTGCTACAATATAATTTGGAGTTGCTGTTACATTAGAAGTTGAATCCATTGTATTTTTCCAACCTCTTGTAGCGTCAACATATACTAAAGTTATTGATTGTCCTTGCGTACTTAATGATGCTGTGGAACATACTCCATTAATTTTAGAACTATTATTACAAAGTGTAAGATTATTTGTATTAAAAGTTGAAGCATAATCAGCTATTGAAATAATATCCCCAGCACTAGGACTAGCAGGTAATGTAACTGTAACCGCACCGCATGTTGTATTAACAAAATAACCTTTACCGCTAACACCTGTAAATGGTGATGTCTTTGCAGTTGTACACCAATCAACTGTACCTGTTCTACCAAAGCCAGATTGTGTAGCACCTGCACCAAGTGTAACTGTTGTTCCACAGCCACCTAATGTTAGTGTGCTTCCTGTTCTTTTATCTACTGTGTTTACTTTAACTGTACTCATAATTTACCTAATTTTGAAATTTGTATCTTATCATTACTATACCACTTCCACCTGCTTTTGAAGTTGGTTCTGGTTGAGTTCCTCCTCCTCCACCACCAGTATTTGCAGTTCCAGCTGTTGAACCTCCTCCAGGTGCAAGACTTCCTTGACCTCCACCACCACCGTCTGGTGCTGGTCCTCTTGATATATCTCCATGTCCTCCTGCACCACCTGAAAAATATCTTGTTGCTGGTACTGGTCCACCAGTTCCATAACTTGGTGCTGTTGGACCAAAAAATGTATCAGGTAAATAAGAACCTAAACCACCTTTTCCTCCAGTTTGTCCTGGTGATGGTCCACCTACTCCTCCTGCTCCACCACCACCACCGCCTTGTGATGGTCCTGCAGTTCCGTTTTGTCCTTGTGGTGGTGCGACTGGAGGTGTGTTACCAGTTCCTGCTGTGTTGGATTGAGTGGCTCCTCCACCTGACCCACCATTTCCACCATTATAATTTGGATTACCTCCACCTCCGCCACCTCCTGCTGAAGTGATCGTACTAAAAACTGAATTAGTTCCTGAATTACCTGCTGCACTTGTAACACCAGCTCCACCACCTCCAATTGTTATAGGAAAAGACGAAACTGAAGCTGTTATACCTGCTGGTGCAACTAGTGGACTACCTGCTGGACTTAATGCTGAAAAATATCTAAAACCACCAGCACCACCACCTGCTCCATCACCTTTCCCACCTGAACCTCCACCAGCTATAACTAAATATTCTAATACTGATGAACCAGCTGGACTACCAGCATTACTTACACATAAAGTTCCGTCTGATGTAAACGCATGAATTTTAAAATCTCCATCAGTAATTGTAGTATTACCACCTGTAGCTATAATATAATTTGGTGAACCTGTAACATTAGAAGTTGAATCCATTGTGTTTTTCCAACCTCTAGTACCATCTACATAAACTAATGTAATAGATTGACCTTGTGTAGTTAAATTAGCATTAGTACAAGCTCCATTAATTAAAGATCCATTTCTACAAAGTGTTACACTGTTTGTATTCCAAGTTGAAGCATAATCAGCTATTGAAATAATATCTCCAGCCGTTGGAGTTGCTGGAAGTGTAACTGTTACAGCTCCACAAGTCGTATTTACGAAATAACCTTTTCCACTTACTCCTGTGAATGGAGCAGTTTTAGCTGTCGTACACCAATCTACAGTTCCAGTTCTACCGAAACCTGTTTGAGTTGCACCTGAAGCTAAAGTTACTGTATCACCTGATTGACCAATCGTTAATGTTGATCCGCATTGTGATGAAATTTGATTTACTTCTATTTTACTCATTATACAATTACCAATGTTCCAGTTACTGTTACTGTGTTAGTGAAAGATACTGGTCCTGCAAGAACAGCATTTTCTAACACCATGTTTTTATCTAATGTACCTGCATGATGATAAACTGTTTCTGTAGCAGGATTATCACCGATATAATCTTGTCCAAAAATATTCATTTATTCT